TGTTGGGCTCCCCTGGAACGGGAACACTGCGAAAGTTATCCTTTTCGAGGGTCACAGGGGCGACCCCGACGAATTTCTTTGATCCCACGAGTGTATAGTAATCGGCCAAGACAGTTTCCCGAATCGTTTTCCGAATCAGTAATGTGTTCTTCTGGATCGCTCGCAAAATCTCACCGATGCCCCGAATGAAACAGGACTTGGCCTTCTCCAGTGTGTTCGTGGAGTCTCCCCGCATTAGTTCCACTTCCACTTCATAGACAGGGGCCTGTTTGAATAGATTCACCCCGCGTTCAATGAAGTTCTTCTGGCCCTTGAAATCACCCTTGCTGTCTTTGGGACTGGACCGGACCATGGACATATCAATTCGAATTCCATGCCCTGCGAAAGACCAGCGTTTGATCAATCGAAAGGCCTTGAGCTTGGAACGCCAGCCATCAATCATTTGTTTAACAGCAGGATCGTCTTTCTTGAGGGGAACTTCGCGCCGGGTTTTGATTCGCATCTCGTACTCGGGAAGATCCAGATTCGCCTCGAGACTTGTGGCGTCCTTGATCAATGCCGTAAAGTCCATTCCACGAATCTCATTTGTTTTACAGTAGTTCTGAAGAATTCCGAGACCCTGGAGGGACAAACGGATATTCATTTCCTGTTTCATCCCAGGCGTGTTCACAAGAAACGCACTAAGACGATCATCCTGTGGAATCGATACGTACCCCTTGGCCTGAAGACGTTTGGCAATACCCAGAAAGGTCGTCGCATCGACCTCTCCTTTGTGTCCAAAGGTTGATTCCAGCTCCTGTTCGGGATGCGTTAACCAATCTTCAATCAACTGGTTGATCTTCCGGATCTCGTTGCTAGCAAGTTCCATGAATCCTAGTTAGTCTGTCAAAAATACCTTAGGCAACTTTTGATAGACTATTTCATTTTTTATAGTTTTTCCCACATCATCAAGGCCCGTAGAATACGTTCCCGTCCTAGCCTAGTAGCAAGGATATCCTTCTTTAACTTTGCGTGGGTGCTCTGCCATGTGACCCCCTGACTCAGTTCTTCCACAAGGGCTTCTTTGGTCGCATCCACTGGCGGCCAGTCCACGACCCATCCATTTGTTTCAAGGTGTCCGAGCCACGACAGAATCCGATTGGCCGTCGGAACAGAATCGGAGTCGTTCGGAATGGCGAGCCAGCGTCCGTGCCAGTCCACGATCCAGACAGGCGTCTCACGAACCCAGGTCTCGGGATTGGACGAGAATCCTATCAGTCCCTTTGAAGCCCCTCCTAGTTCCTCAGGCTTGTCTTCCACAGACTCTTCCAGATTCCTCACATCCCTCACAAAGACAAGATTGACCCGTGTCAAATGTGCGAGTCCTGCTACAAGATCCTTCATGGCCGCATCGTCCAGAGGGGGAGTGCCGTGAAAGGCCGCTCCAATGGAATCATGGATCCGCCGACGCTTCCTCGCAAAACTACTGCCGGCCAACGTATCCGTTTCTTTCTGAAGAACTGTTACAAGATCCCGTACAATCGTGGCTCTTACAGTCGGAAGAGCCATGGCAAACATAGGATCCCGAATCCACGCAATGACGTCCAAAATTCCTGTAACAGGAACGGCCGAATAGGTCTCCAAGCCTAGCCAGGCCATTGATGTCCCCGTATCCGTCTCTCCTGTGACAGCTGGCTGAATGATAATTGATTTTAATGAATGGAGTCGATGAGGATTTCCTTGACTCCATTCAAGCAACTGACTGATGCTAACATTTTGATAGACTTTGGCTGCCATTACAGTATATACGTAAAAGCGTTTTAGGTTACTAGGCTACTACGTAGAGCTGTCGGTGGCTACTACTACGTAGAGCTGTTGGTGGCTCGCTACGTCGAGCTGTAACCCTCTAACAGAAACTTGGTGGTTTCTTCACTCAGCGTCGCCAGCTGCTTCGAACGATTCTCCTCGGCCTTCCGATTCTGAAGGCAGAAGTTCATGTGTTCCTCGAGCTGCTGAAAGGTTTCTGTGGTCAACAGAGACACATCAAAAAAAATACCGTTACTATTTTCCGTATGCTCCACTTTGTTGCGTTTCAGAATGCGAAATACCTCTTCATATTCGGATTTGACAAGAATTTTTAGATTCTCAAAGTACTGCTTGCGTTGCTCGTAGCTCATTCACTCTAATTCCGTAGGGACGGAAAGGTTATTCATCGAAACGCGATTAGTAAACGAGCTCCACCGAATCATCCGTTGGTTCTACAAAGTACTTTGTATAGACCCCATAGGCCACAGCGGGAACTTGATAGTGTTCGCCTGCGGCCAACGCTACACCACTCTCCTTCTTCGGACGGAGCTTATTGAATGGCCGGCCATCCCGAATGTGCCACAAGATCCTATAGGGAATTTTAGCGACGGCTGCGGCGGCTTTGTAGGGAGCACGGTTCTCTTCGGATCCATGGGTCGCATCCACCACAACCGATTTGCCGGCAGTAAGAGCACTTACTGTGGCCTTCAGAGTCGCCGCCTTGTTGGCTAACAGATCCTGTTCCACATGAACATAGCCTGCGGCTTTGAAGGCAGCTCCTGTTCTTGACTTGCCGGATCCAGGCGTTCCCATAAGGATCACCAGTTCCTGCTTGCCATCTTTGCGAGGAACGCCAGGGGATGTCCCAAAGGCCTCGAGGGGCGTCTGAAAGGTTGCTCCAATGGCTTTTGCGAATCCACTGTCCGCATCGGACCAAGTGTACGCAGGATAGGAGGCCTCGGGACCCACAGCATCCCCCACCATGACCATTTCTGTAATGGGCACTTTGATCTCAGCCTTCAAGACATCAAAGAGTCCTCGACCAGGCTTTCGAAACTCCCTGTCCTTGGTATCGGTGATTGCCAAAAGACACCAGGGTGTCCAGCCATTGGCCTTTCCGAGAGCATTTAGAATCGAGGTAAACTTCCCTTCGATTGTGGGATCTTTCTTCCACTCGGACTGATTGGAGATCAGTGCTACAGTCCATCCCTCCTTGTGAAGGGCTTCAAACTTCGCCGCTATATCACCAAAGAAGATCCAATCCTCTGCGTCATTTGCGGCAAATATTCCGGATTTTGAGGTGAGAATAGTACCATCTACATCTGTCAGAAAGAGCTTTACTGTAGGCCCTTTGAGGGGCTGGCTAATTGACTTATACATCGCATATTTATCGGTTACGAGGGGGGGTTCAACTCCCTCTGTTGACAGTCAGGATTCTTCTTCCTCCTCTTCCTCTTCCTCTTCCTCTTTTCCTGATCCAGCATCCTCTGCTTCCTTACTTTCAGGAGGAGGCGGTGCTACAACCGCAGAAGTGGCTGCTGGAGTAGCAGTAGCAGTTCCTTCCTCTCCACCTGACTCTTCTTCCTCTTCCTCTCCCTCTTCCTCTTCCTCTCCTAGACCTGTACCTGTAGCTGTAGCTGCTTCTGTTGTTGCTGCTGCGACAGTTGCCTCCTCTTCCCCTTCCTCTTCCTCTTCCCCTTCCTCTTCCCCTCCCTCCTCTTCCTCTTCCTCTTCCTCTCCCCCCTCTTCAGCAGGTTTCTCCGCTTTTCGGATAAACATACCATTCGTCAGAATATAGGGATCATTAATCTGAAAGAGTGATTTTTTGAGTTCAACCTCAATGTAATCATCCGGTTCAATATCATCGAACTGATCCGAATCATCGCCCAAATGAAGATCACGAGGAACTTGAATGCGAAGAGCATCCCTGTAAAAGACGTAGAGGCCCATCTTGTTCTTACGAATGACTTTTCCGACTACTCGAATGCCATCGGCGGGATAGAGGACCTTCCCTTCTGCCTTCACGTAAAAGACACTGTCACTCGTGTAGCGGCCTGCTTCAAAGTATCCGACGGACTTTGATACAAGCTTTAGAGTTCCGGGAAGCACAAACCCATGTTCTGAGCATTTGTCTTCGAGTTGTTCCTTGAGTTTATCCATAAGGAGTTTATCAATTGTAACATCGCGACTGACCTTGTTAAAGATTGTGACAGGATTTAGGCTGATTTTTTTCTCGAAAAATGCGGTTGACTCCATTCCTAGTTGTAGCGTATGAATCTTTTAAATTGGAGGGATCAAATTTATTCGTTTAGGGTCGCCAAGGGCCCAATCTTCTTTTTTCGAATAAGTGTAGCACTCTTCTTAGGAGCTGCTGCTGGTACTGTTGCTGATGTTGCTGATGCTGATGATGCTGTTGCTGTTGTTGCGGCCACTTTAGGAGCTGCTACTTTTTTAACAGCAGCAGCAGCAGCTTTCACAGCAGGCACCTTTTTCGTCACTCCTCCAGGCAAATGTCCAGTTAAATAGGCCGCCACGGGCCGATAAAACCACTTCTGGCCATTCACTTGAAGAATATCAAGAAACCGTAACGCAATCTCTGTCACAATACAGAGTCTTGTCGCACCCTTAATAGGCCGTGTTCCCATAAACACAGGATCGATCAAATCGAGGCTGGGATTGCCCGATGCGATCAGAATCTCACCAATTTTTTTAACAAACAGCTTCTTTTCTGGCATATTGCTGCCAATCGCACAAATGGCACCTCGATCCAAGGACTCTCCCGCCTTTGGAATCTTGTTTGTTTTGAACACAATCCGAAATGTTTTATCCGTACTCAGAAAGCCATAAATCTCACCCGTCTTCTTACGCGTAATAGTATACTTCGCAGCCTCCTCTGCGTCCTTTGTTACCGCATCCGAAACTGCCTTGGAACAAGGAACATCTTTATTACACAAGAGCATAACGGATCCCTCCAAGGGCTGAAAGAATCGACGAACTTGTGTGGATCCTAGCTTTGTATACATATCGGCCACAATCATCTGATTCGCAGTACTGTTTGAAAATGCCAGATCGACTTGTTCGTCATAGGTAAACCAGTTATCCCAGAAAAATTCTAACAGAATGCGACGGAACATGGAGGGGATGGATGTTGCTGCTGCTGTTGTTGTTGCTGCTGTTGCTGCTCCTTTCATGGAGTGAAAAAATCCCTCATGAATCCATTGAATTCCATCGAGGAGCTGTCCATATTTATCCCTGGCTTCTTTCTCGCCTTTTGTCATAGATTTAATCCGTTTAATGACTACTTCAGGAATATCAGGATATGCTGCCTTTGATACGAGAAGTCCTGACCATTCTATAAGAGCAGTCCAGGTTTCCAAGGCCGAATACAGTTCGGACGGGGCCGCGGCGGCCCCTGGTCCTTCCTCTGCTGCGACATCTTTAACAGAAAAGACCCCTGGTGTAAATGTATCCCGACGAATAGGGAATCGTGCGGCTCGGATGGCCAAGGGAATATGGACATCCGAGTACACATGGGGCTGAAACACATAGTACTTGTTACAGTACTTAATATACCCTTTTTGTCCCTTGTGCTCGACTTCAAAGAATCGATTGTCGATAATACTGGAAAACAGATCAGATCGGGCGATAGCCGGCACGTCGGCAAACCGTTCTTCCCATAGATACTCGTAGGCATAATAGGGCTGGATCGCAAACAGAGTTTTTAACCGTTCCTTGAGTTCTGCTAATCTCCACCGTGCTGAGAATTCACTGTAAGTCGTATCATCGGCAGTTTCCACATTGACTTTGATTTCAGGACTACACTTGTAGTCACAGTCTTCGATCCAGTCACAGATTGCCGTGAACGGCTGATCATTAATGGAGACTTCCGTGCGTTCATGGCCCTGGCTATCGATCTGACGAACACGTGGCTGATTTGCGATCACAATCGCATCGTGATTTAAATTACAGTCGAGGGCTCTTGTTTTCATAAGGCGTGACACTCGGCCACACTGAACGGCCTTTTTATAGGCCATGCGGTAACTATACAAGTCGGCCGTTTCTCGGTCCGCCATGGGGCTGTCGTCGGGATAGACCGCACAGTACAAATAAATCGTCGTATTGCGTTTGGTCTCGGGTAACATGGAATGCGAACAGAAACGAATAGAACGACCAATGACCTGTTCCGTCTTATTCAAGTGATACCAACTATCGAGTACATGGGTCTCTCGAATGTACCGCAAGTCCACGCCCTCGGAAGCGACCTCGGAGCCAATAATGACCTTCATGCGGAGTCCCTCGAAGTTCTCGGGGCTTTTCTGGGCCTGAATTGTTGCCGCATTATTGGGAGAGTACGCCTCATTGCCAGTTAACATTCCGTAAAAGGCCGGTACAAATGAATGGCCTGCTCCCTTGTGCTCCGTTTCTCGTAAAGGGCACTTCGCACACTGTCGCCGCTTTCCATCTTGAACTCCGTCGGCTAACAATCCACCGCCTGACCGCCCATACAGAGTATATCCGTTGGCTTCTAATGCGAGTGCCAACGGTAACGCTCCTGCTGTCACGAACTGTGTATAGACAAACGCACAGCCCTCACAGGTCTTTAGTTTTTCTAACAGGGCCACAAACTTGGGCGAATACGTGCCGAGATTTTCAGCGGCCAACCACGTAGAATCGCCTGATTTTGATCGAAACTGGAGATTGACTCCCACCCCTTCTTGGACCATTATTTTTCCGAGACCGTCCATATCCATGCGGCTTCGAAAATTATCATAGGTGGGGGCCGCTGTATCGGGCGTCGCAGGGGCTACAAAATTCCCCGCCTGGACAAGCTTGAAGATATCCTTAGGGCTGATACCCGAATCCTTCTTGGGAAGGGCCTCTGTAAAGACTTCCGAGGCGGCCAAGGAATCCCCGTCCAATACAATCGGCACAAGGGACAGCTTATCCTTGAAGATAGTTTCCTCTGGCGGAACAGGGTAGCCCTTGGGATTCCTTACAGGATAGTCCGATAGAACCAGAAGATCCCTGGGCTTGAGACGGAGAGGGAATGTGGCGGGGTTCTCGCCACGCATGAAGCTCACGTAGCGACTGGCGACGCGGGCCAGGAGTTCCTCGCCCGTCTCCGTGATCTCCCCCTTTGGCGTGAACACATCCCTTTCCGTCAACAAGGCCTTCTTGTCATTCCGTAACAGGAGATTCAAAATCGATATAATCTCGCGATAGCTGTTGTACATGGGGGTGGCCGTCATGAGAACGAGCTTCATGCCTGCGGCGGCATCGAGGACTTTTCGGAGGAGGGGCGTCAGTTTCTTGCCGCTCGCGGAGTCGTCCTTCTGGACTTTTCCGCCCGGTTCCTCTGAGGTCTCGTCGGTCTCTTCGTCTGTTGCGAGTTTGGCGGAGGTATCATTGAGATTGTGGGCCTCGTCGATGACCATGAGTTTGCCGCTGAACTGTTTTCGGAGGATCGCCATTTCTGCCATCTCTCGTTCTTCCCCTTCCAGATCCTCATCGACACCCTTCAAGAGTCCCTTGACGTAATTCGCAAAGGACTGGTAGCCGAAGACCTTGTAACGGCGGCGGATCGCTCGGCTCACTTTGAGCTGGATGCGTTCCCGCTTCTTCTCAAACAGCGTTCCCGTCAGTTCCATATAGGTGGTTCCTGTACATCCGACTAATGTATTCTGCTGGGTCTCTTCTTCAGGTATGTCGACCTTTTCTATGTTAAACATGGTCTTGTAGAAACCTTCCTGGATTGTTTTGGGAGCAATGAGAATCACTGTGTCGTGAGGGAAGCTACTGAGCCAAGCCTCTGTGATCTGGACGGCCGCACAAGTCTTGCCCACACCGACTCCGTGATACAGTAAAGCAGACATATAGGGACTGCGAGGACTCATAAGATTCGCGGCAAACCGCTGGACAGGCGTGACTTCGAACCGAGTTTCATCGCTACAGAGATCGGTCGTTGGTTTCCAGGTTTTCTGGAGGGACTCCGCAAATTCACGCTTGGCCAGAAGTTTCTGGAGAAATTCGGGATCTTGGTAGTCGGGATAGGCTCCTGTATCGTGATCCCAGGAGTTTATGAATGAAGACGGAAAGAGATTGCGTTGTTCGAGGGCTTTGAAAATGCCGTCACGTTTTTTGAAATTGGAGGTTGTGTTCCAGAGATCTAACAATTCATCATCATTCAAATCGGAGTAAAGAGGGCGGGTGTTCTCCTCTTCATTTTCTTCCTCTTCTTCCTCTTCATTGCCTTCATTGCCTTCATTGCCTTCATTGCCTTCATTGCCTTCATTGCCTTCATTGCTATTCTCTTCGTCCTCTTCCTCCTCAACTCGTGTAATTGCGGCGGGGGCATCAACTGTAGTAGTAGGAGCACCTGTAGCAGTTGCTACAGACTCTGATCCTGCCTCTGTCGCTGTCGCAGCTTCTTCTTCGTTCTCTTCTTCCTCCTCGTGGGGGGCGACTGCTCCGACGAGAGGCGGAGCGATTGGTTCTTTCTTTGCGACAGGAGCAGCGACAGGAGCAACGACAGGAGCAGCGACAGGAGCAGCTGGTATAGGAGATTCCTCTTCCCCTCCACTTTCCTCTTCTTCTTCCTCTTCCCCTCCACTTTCCCCTCCACTTTCCCCTTCATTTTCCTCTTCTTCTTCCTCTTCCCCTCCACTTTCCCCTCCACTTTCCTCTTCTTCCTCCTCTTCTTCCTCTTCCCCTCCACTTTCCTCATTGTTATTCTCTTCTTCCTCCTCTTCTTCTGGCGGAGGGGCGGCAGCTGCTGGTTTTACTGCTGGTTTTATAGAGGCTGCTTTCGATGCTGGAGCAGCAACAGGAGCAACAGGAGCAACAGCAACAACAGCAGGAGCAGCAACAGCAGTAGGAGACTCTTCGTCAAAGGGCTTAATAGCAAACGCCTCCTCGTCATTGTTATTTTCATTATCGCTTACAACCAATTTTTCTTCGTCGCTTTCATCCGCCATGCTCTACTAAGATCCGTTTAAATTTCAATAGGACAAAATGTTCTCATAATCGCATCGAGTTTCACTAAAACACCCCGTTTCTCCTTGCTGGCCGGACGTATCTTTTCCAATGCCTGTTCTATAGTAAACCAGCCAATCGCACCAATCTCACGGCTCATATGAGGATTCTCATGGCTCAGACTTAGATCTGTCTGTCGACACATAGCTAAAAAATACTTGTGACAGTACTGGACCTGGTTCGATCCCAAAAAGGTTTCCACAAAGGGATGGACATTTTGAAATAGACTGAGAGACATGCGGTTGATGTTTGTCTCTTCTTCAAATTCTCGCAATGCTCCTGCGATTTCTGTCTCGCTACTGTTCCGACGCCCCTTCGGAAATCCCCATTCGGGTTCCAGCCAGATGGTCGGATGTGCGTCAAGAAGTTCAGGAATGCTCCCTATACTTCTGTAGCGTCGCTCTGAGGTCTCATAATCATTCTTGTGCGTATCGGCCGCAGATCCCCAGACAGATCGCCACAGCTCATCGAAGGTCATATGCCGAATCTTCTCGTGCTCTCTCTTCGTCATATTCTGAAGCAGTGTATACAAGTACTCCAGATCCGTTGTGGAATACTTTCCTCGAATAAATTCAATGAATGACAAGGAATCCCGCCGACAGATCAGAAGAATCTGAAGAGGCCGTATTAGATCGTAGCCGGTTAGAATTGGATTGACAGAGCACAAATTCGCGGAGCTATCCATTCGCTGAATCGCCAGAATTCCATAACTCATAATGGGCTTCTCGCACTCTCGAAAGAGGTGCCCCTCTACGCCACAATTAGAACAACACAATCTACGTGTTTCTAAGGCTCTTCTGTAAGCCATAGTACCCTACTTAATAGTAGGTCGAATCTTTAGACTAAGGCGTAATTTTATAGGTGAAAGATTGTACTAGTATAGAGTAGAGTGTTATGCAGTTTAGTCCAACTGTATGGGGCCCCTTTTTCTGGCATACAATTCATATCGCAGCCCTTGGCTATTCGAAAGAACCGACCTATACGGAGAAACGTGCCGCAAAAGAATTTTTCGAATCACTCCAATTCATGCTGCCCTGTGGCATCTGCCGAGAACACTATGCGAAGCACCTAAAAGCCAACCCTATCAGCCCCTTTTTGGATAAACGGCAGGATCTGTTTCGGTGGACGGTCACCGTCCACAATGTTGTCAATAAATCCTTGAACAAGCCGATTCTGACCGAACAGGAAGTTCTCGCCTACTACGTTCGCCTAGGCCAGCGGGACCGAAGTCCTGTCTGGACAAAGGAGGACATGCGGGAAGTCGATTTACACAGTTTTATTCGGGGATTCTGTGTGGGCTTTCTGGGTCTCGGCGTTATTGGCGGGGGTATCTGGGGTTTAAACAAACTAAACATGCTATAACTAAGATGTCAACAAGACCGATTCTCGAAGAAGCAGATGGATTTGCGAAAGTCTGCGATACGATGATTGCCGAAACTCCTGCTGCGATAGGAAAACTCGGCACCATTGAATTCGAACTAGCGTATTACCGATTTAAAACACGCAAACAAGGGTATCCCGTGCCAGTGCCGATCCAAATGCTCGGCCCCCTCTGCCGAAATGCGGGGATGTTTCCCCCCACACAAGACATGGCCCTTCGAATGGCGGATGAACTGCTCAAATCGATTCTGTATTTTACTGTCGTAAGCCCCTGGTGGTCTGTTTCAAACAGTGTCGAACTCTATAATTCGCTGTCTAAACCAGCAGACTTCGTATCCCTTCAAAGTCTCGAGTGTTTCCTAAGTCCGAATCCGAGCCACTGGTGGACGGCGAGGCTCGCCCCCCACACAAAGGTACTTGTCCTCACACCCTTTGCGTCCTCTATTGAGTCTCAAATTCCTCATCTAGATAAGATCTGGTCCTCGAGACCAGGGTTCTGGAATCCCACTACAAAGTTTACAATTCTGCCCTTTCCGTCCTCCTATGGAATTCAGAGCAAGGTCCAACAGAACGCCATGTTGGACCGATGGACCGATTCCTTTGGCCTTTTAGCCGATTTTAAAAAGCAAATGGATTCCATTGACTATGATGTTGTCATCCTAGGCGTTGGAATTTATTCACTTCCTCTCATGGCCCATGCGAAACAGAGAGGGAAGCGGGCGATTCATTTGGGAGGCCCGACCCAGCTTCTGTTTGGAATCCGAGGGGGGCGGTGGGATACAATGTCTGAGTTTCAGGAATTGTTCAATGAGCACTGGATTCGGCCCTCTGTTGAAGAACGGCCCACACACTATACATCAGTAGAAGGAGGCTGTTATTGGTAGACGCTAATTAATTCTGTTCTTATGACTAGAGGAATGTTCGGTTCTACACGTGATTATGGTCTGAGACCAGGGGGATATGGTTCAAATCCCTATACGGCACCTGGGCTCTTTTCAAGTGGATACAGTGGATTTATGGGCGGTGTATCAGGTCTCAATCCGTTTGGCAGACGATCCAATGCCTATCTCTATGGAGCTAAGCCAGGGGCAGCCGGCGGATTTACATGGACGGCTATTCTTGGCTATTTTTTGAGTATATTTACCATGTTACTTATTATTCTCCTTCTGGTCCACTATTTTATTCGTCCCATTTTCCAATTTAATCCTGGCGGTCCAGGCTTTATTCCTATACCAGGCATGAATGACAGCGAAGTCTTTTGGAAACCAGGAACGACGGCAGCTCCCATTAAAACAACGGATATCGCACTTGGTACAAAAACTACGAATTATTCCTTGACACTCGATATCCTCATTAAGAATCCCCAGGCCCTCGGAACGTCCAATCGTGTCTTCTTTAGTCGCGGCGAAACGTCCCCTGAACCTGATGCGGGTCAGAAGGGCAAGACGCTTGGAACCGATATTCTGTCGGTAGCACTTCTCCCGACCACTACGGACATGGTGATTACGTTGATCAATATTCATAATAATGAAGAACCCCTCGTGATTCGCAATGTCCCCGTTCTAACCCCTTTCCGTCTCGGTATTATTGTTATGGAAGGTGCGATGGAGGTCTACATTAATGGTCGACTTCTGAAAACACGAAAACTCGATGCGAGCCCCAAGGAGGGCGGGGCGTATTTCTATCCTCCGCAGAATTCTATGGCCCAGGTGGTTCGTGTAAACAATTTAATTATCTGGGACAAAACACTCACGGCACCTGAAATTCGATATGCGAAACCGGCTCTGATGTCAGTCAATAATAATGATTTACTGAGTCTTTTACCCAATGGCTCCGTTTGTGGAACGGATATTACAAAAGACGCAACTGATTTAGTGAACAAGACGATAAATCAAGGGGTTGGTACTGATGTATCTGATACGATTAAGAATTTGCCGAATACAGGAGTGGATGACATTAAAAATCAGGCAGCCGATGCAGTGGATAAATTTTTTTAAAGTAGATGAATAGGGATGTTTACAGTAATACTAGGTATTTTTGTACTTATTATTGTTGTTGTCGCAGTCTACACGTCAATACATATTGTATACTCTTCGACAGGAGTCCAGGATGTTATACCAAAAATAGTATCTCTTGATACACCCTATCAGGCACTTGATTCGGAAGATGCTAATAAAAAACTTTTAGCAAAGGGTGGAAGTACTCTTGCGGGGTTTTTTAACGTCCGATTTGGAAATCGGACAGGGTCTGCGAATGGAGACCACTTTATTCAGTTAGTGGGAATGGATGGAGCGTTTAGTTTTCTCATAAGCCCTACGAAAACACAGCTCCGTGTCCTTACAAATGCGAATATAGAAACCATCGATGTGCCTCAGTTCCCCCAGCAGACCTGGATCTTTCTCGCAATCCTACGGGACGGTCGCAGATTCGATGTACTCTATAATGATAGGATTGTTGCGTCGCATCGTTTAGTAGAGTATCCTGTTTCTGTGGCCAATCCACTCAAAGTGGGGAATGACGGGCTTCTGGGTCAGGTTGTCCATGTCCTTGTAAATGATCGCCGACTTTCTCCGAAGGAACTGGCCGGTTTACGGGGGTCTATGGCAGATACGAATGGGGCCCCTCCTAAGGATATGACATTCCCTATGCCAAATTTATTGGCACTTACAATCAAAGATTTTCAGGTAGCCTGTATTCCCGGCTTACCCTGTAATCCCGTTACAGCTCCGCCGTCCAATCGACTCAAATCCTGGTCTTCCTTGTATAATTAAATTTGTTTTTATCCTCAAACCTTTACAGAAGGGCTATGAACGCAAACTCATCGAGTGAAACGGGTAGAATGTTTATACAGGGAATTATAATTATTCTAGGGCTCATTGGTCTGTACTATCTCTATCAGTATCTCTTTGGAGTTGCGACAGTTACGGATACGATGATTCTTAGTAAAAAACAGAATGCGGACGCCCAGACTCCTAAAGTCATCGGCGCAGACGGGGCTCCTGGGATCTATGAAGGTGGCGAGTTCAGCGTGTCCGCATGGATCTACATTAACAACTGGGCCTATCACAATGGGTACCCGAAGCACATTTTAAGCATTGGAGGGTCCGCCTTTGATACACTTCGTATCTATTTGGGGGGACAGCAGCCCAAACTCCATGTACGGCTTCACACGGAAGCCGCAGGGCAGTCGCTTGTGAAGGGTGAAAATCTGTCAGCAAAGGGCCGCGATGATTTTTTTAAGACTATGGCAACGGGCTCTGGGGCCCTCGATAGCACAAGTGTATGCGATTTGCCCGAAGTTGATCTTCAGCGATGGATTCATATTACGGTTGCCGTGAATGGACGGACAGTGGATGTCTATATGGATGGGAAACTGGCTCGTTCCTGCGTCCTTCCTGATTATTACAAGGTGGATGGGGGAGGCTACAAGTTTACTCTCCTGGACTATGGCGGATTCGGCGGATTTATTCAGACCGTCAACATCTTTAGTGCGGCCGTTGCTCCCGATGTTGTCTACAAAATGTACATGGCGGGGCTCGATGTTCCCACCGATTTTATCGAATACTTGCGGTCCTTTTTTGAGCCGAATCCTGAAAAGAAGACGGATGCGACAAAATAGGATTCATTTTCGCACGCATTCATAGAGTATGTTTGGTACAGCTAGTACGGCAACTGCCCCTAGTTCAACAGGGAGTGGAGGATCCTTTCTAAACAGCCAGGGGGTCTTGGCTCAGGTCCTCGTGGGGTTTCTGTCCGTTCTAATCGTCTATATTTTGCTCGCAGCCTTGGAGTCTGCCTATAACTTTGTGAATCGGCTTCATGCGAATCGTACAGAGCTGTTGCCGATTACCTATAATACGGAGGATTCTATGTACAAAATTGATCAGAATCCCAATAGTCAGAATTCCGATGTGATTCATTTATCGGATAATGAACGGTCGGGTCCCGAATTCTCTTACAGCTTTTTTGTAATGGCTCATTCTGCTGCGTTTGATAGCCAACACAATGGTCTTCTTCATATTTTCCATAAGGGCAATCCAGGCATGTATCCCCTTCTGGGTCCCGGTGTGTTTATGCATGCGAATAACAATACTCTTCGTGTCTACATGAATACATTTACATCGTGGAATACCTATGTGGATGTGGAGAACTTTCCTATTAGCAAGTGGGTTCATGTGGTCCTTGTCTGTCGGTCCTCCCATATGGAAATTTATATCAATGGGAACTTGAAACAGCGGCTGCCCTTTGATGGATCACTGCCCTATCAGAATTATCAGAGCATTTATGCGTTTAAGAACGATTTCTATGATATTAATCCTCACAATATGGATGATGGTGATAAGAATCGGTTTATTGTAAAGGGTCGCATGAAGGGGATGGTCAGTCGTCTCTATTATTTTAACTATGCTCTCAGCTATACCGAAATTACAACCCTCATGAATGAAGGCCCGTCCTCGACGCTCGCCTCCCTTCAGAACGGAGGAATGGCCCCCTACTTGGAGGACCAGTGGTGGACAACAAATAATTAGGTGGATAGGTACTAGTTAGCTTATGTTTATCTCTAAAAAGATCAACATAATCTATTCCTCTGTTCTGTGCCTAAATAGTTGCTATTATAACTACAGTAAATTTAGGGATGCCAGGTGGCGGATTGTTTATTCTTGTAGCCTACGGAGCACAAAACGTGCTTCTGAGCGGAAATCCAGACTTTACGTATTTTTATAAAACCTATAAAAAATACTCCCATTTTGCGGAAGAATCTGTGACGCAGCCCATGGATGGGCCCCAGGAGCTGTTCACAGATCAGCCAATTAAGTTGCGGTACAAGGTTCAGCGTGTAGCAGATCTTGTCCGTGATATGTATCTCGTCGTCACGTTGCCTGATATTTACACAAAATACATCAACCTACAGGATCCGAGCCAGAACCCCTATGGACGTATCACCCAGACAGAATTTCAGTGGACACGGTGTCTTGGCTGTCAGCTCATTCAACAGGTGGGGGTCTATATTGGCGGCCAAAAGATCCAGGAGTTTGACGGACAGTATTTGATCGCGAAGGCCCAGGCCGATCTTGATTTTGATAGTTATCAGAAGTGGCGGGTTCTTGTGGGAGATACACCTAATTTATATGATCCTGGGCTGGTATCTGCGAATGGGGGCTATCCCATTGTCTATCCCGATCCGTCAAATAACAATGTGAACACTCCCTCCATTCAGGGACGGGATCTCACAATCCCTTTGCCCTTCTGGTTTACGGAGGCGACCTTTGGGGCTCTGCCGCTTCTGTCGCTTCAGTACCAGGAATGCGAGATTCAGGTGACTCTTGCTCCGATTCAACAACTCTACCGCATTCGGGATATCAGTGGCAGCTACGTCGCTCCGCCCTATTTTCAGAATCCGACCCCGATCCAAACTCCAACTAATGTATCCTATATCCAGTCTCCCGAACAGACCTATGCGAACATTGGACCGTTTCTGACAGATATTGGAATTCAACCTCCTCTTATTCCGACCTGGCAGATCAATCCCCGTATTATGGCGACCTATATCTATATAACAGATGATGAACGTCAAATGTTTGCTGCGACGCCCCTTCAGTATCTTGTCCGACAGGTAACGGCCTATCAGTTCCCTGGACTGGTCACACGCGAGCTGGCTGAGATTCGAACCCACAATCCCATTAATCGCATGTTTATTCTGCCGAGCCGGTCCGATACGATGTACAGGAATGATGTCATTAATTGGTCCAATTGGCCGCTCTATCCCTATCCTCCCTTTATTCCACCAGGAACACCACCCTTTCAACCGGGAGTCCCATTGACTGGATACACCCTCATTCTACCCTATCCCCTGAATGCCACGGGCCAACTTGTGCCGGCCGGCCAACAGTCCATTTTGAACACCCTCCAGATTTTCGGGGACAGTAATCAGCTCCAGGAAGAGAAACCCATTCAGTACTACACCCAAGTAGTCCCCTGGAAATACGTCACAGGTCAGACAGATCCGAATCTGATCATCTATCCGTTTGGCCTCAAAAGTCCAAGCACCCAGCCTGACGGGTCCCTCAATTCCAGTCGTGTCCGTCTGCTCCAAGTGGATCTCAATGTCTGGCCTCTTCTACTCCAGTCAAATTACGCTTACAATGTGGTAATTTATGTGGAAAATCTGAACTGGGTGACGGTCAGTTCTGGATTGGGCGGGCTCAAGTATGCTCTATAATTTTATAGGGAGTTGA